CCCCTCCACTACAACTTGATCGGAGTTTGTATGTCTATTAGCTTTACGCCCTCTCAGCTTTCCCTCATCACTCGCGTGATGACAGAAGTCGAGTTTATGGAAGGTGCGGAGTATACATCCCGAGGCCGTGAGGCCCTGGATGATCTCTTCACAGTCCCTAAGCCAGACTTCCCCTCGGCCTTCGGGCCGTCCGGGGAAAGACTGCTCCCTAAGCCTACACCAGCAATGATGCAGGCTTGGAGACAACAAGACTTAGAACGCAACCATCAGATGGAAGCGGCCCTCGTCTTGATCTCTCGTGCATACCGTCGTTTCTTTCGGGAATACGACGCTTACACGGGAGGCGGGTGTAAGTTGTCGGTGGTTCGTAAGTACCACCGACTTCTAGTAGACACGCTCGCTCCTTTCACGAAGTAGTGGAAGGGTTTTAACCCACCGTAAGGTGGGTGATTCTTCTGGAGGCTCAGCATGGCAATCCGTCCAACCAGTGAACAACAAGAGGTTACTGACCTCGAGTGGTACACCGATACAGGCGGGGTGGCACACTATAGTACCGGTCGCTACAAGAAACACGAGAGAACCTGGAGTGGTTCCGTGACGCCAAACTTTCATCAGAGGAAAGCCAAGGGGGAATTCATACCCCCCCTTGGCTATGCCTCCAATGTGATCAGGCGGAACATCCCCATGACAGAAACGCTTATTACGTTCTTGACGTACCCTACGGGAACGTCGAAAACCCATAAGTTTGATCTCGTCTATCTTGGAGCGGCTGAGCCGCCTCTTGCTCTCTTCGGGGCTGACGCCCTTGCGGAGTGCAAGAACAAGATGCTGCGTCGGCTTGGCGGGAATTTGCAGGGTGTGCGAGCTAACCTTGCGCTTATGTTCGTCGAAAGACGTCAGACGGCGCAACTGCTCGCGGACTCTGCTTTTCGCCTTGCTACTGCAGCGGTTTCCCTGAAACAGGGAAACCTCAAAGCCTTTGCCAAAGCTTTGAGTCTTGGTACTAGGGATAGAGCAGCTGTTGCGCGTTCATGGAAGAAAGTGACGACAACTCCCGTTGATAAACGTCTGGCCAACCATTGGCTAGAATACGTCTTTGGGTGGTTGCCGTTGCTTTCCGACATGCACGATGCCGCAGAGCTGCTGGCGGAAACGGTCTCAACGTACAAGGAGCCGAAGGGCTCGGTGCGCGCCGTTGGTCGTACGACCGTCTCATATAGCAAAGTTGACCCGCACGTAGGATCTGGACACCTATATGCGGATATCGATGCTATAGCTAGCTACACTTGTAGAGCGAAAGCCTTCTACATGTTAGACAGCGAGGCCCGTTCTGTCTTGTCTAAGACAGGTATTTCAAACCCTCTCTCCCTGGCTTGGGAGGCACTGCCGTTCTCTTTCGTGGTCGATTGGATACTCCCAGTAGGGAACTACATCGACAGCCTCACGGCGTTGGACGGGTTCACTTTCACTAGTGCGACCTACTCGACCCTTGAGAATGCAGTGGCTAGTTGGCGTTTCGGTGCTTACAATGAACCGGGGTACGTCTGGAACAGGACCGATGTGACAGTAGGGGGGGTGGCGAGTGCGACGCAGTCGCGTTACACTCGTACAACCTCCATCCCAAGTTACTCGTTTCCTTCCTTACGTAGCCCGATTGGTTCTAAGCCCCTGGAACGCTTCACTACCGCCGTCAGCCTGCTACTGCAGGTCTTCCGCGGCGGACGGCGACCTGATTACTCCCCTCGTCCAAGGGAGTTCTTGGTCAACTCAGCCTGGTCGGCGCCATCCCGGCGTGGACTAGGGTAACCTCTCGACACGCAATTGTGTCACCACCCCAAGGAGCAATCCTATGTCAGCGCAAACCAGCCTCGTCTTGAACGATGGCCAGTCCACTCCGGTGGCCAAAACTTTCTCGGCCCGCGGTGCCGACATGCAGCTCGCTGTGTGGAAGGATATCGCGTCTGGGATCTCCATCGGTTTCCCGACGGTGACTCTCTCGAACAAAGAGCGTAACGGGAGCAACGGCACTTATCGTGTCGAGGCCCGCGTTACTCTTCCCGTTCTCGAGACCATCTCTGGGGACGCCGGTGGATATACCCCATCGCCGAAGGTCGCCTACACCATGCTTGGGAAGGTCGAGTTGATCTCGCCCAACCGAGCTACGGTGCAGAACCGGAAGGACCTCCGTGCTTTCATCGCAAACCTTATGGGCAACGCGGTGATGACGGAGACCTTCGTGGACTTCAACCCCCCGAACTGACCAGGAGAACGCTATGATCTCAGATCAAGCAACGCGCGCCTTTCCGGGAGCGCTAACTACGGCCTGTACCTTGACTTTCTACTTCCGCAAGCGGACGGTAGAAGGGTCAGGATCATACAATGTCATAGCCGGCTTTCCGGATCTGGCTATCAGCTTCCCTAACGGGCGGGCTGACTCGCTGCCTCACGAAGTCATTCGTGAGATCGTGATCGCGCATCTCCTTAACAATAACGTGCAGGATCATTGGGCGCCGAGGAGTGGGACGCCGGAGCAAGGCCTTAGAACAGCCTTGGCCTCTGGCGATCTTCTCCCCTCGTCCCCGCCTAATAATCCGTTCTGCGCGTTGTTGTTTGACGGTCAGTTCGGCTCCGTGCGCTACGGCTGAGCCAGTCTAAGGAGACATCCGATGACTGGTGCAGCCACTGCCCGCGGGGCCGCGTACACCATCCACACTCCCGTAAGGGGGCAGAAGATGCTGGACGCGGTTTTCCGCAAGCTTTGCGTCTCTAGTAGGACGCCTTTCGCCTACGCGGCTTTATCACGTTACGAATCAGGTGATTATCTCGACTTGCTTAACATGCAGGTCGATCCCTGGTTCTACACGTGGTCCGGTCGTTATGGCGAGTTAGAGCTTGATCTTCAAATTGCCGGTCTCGTGAAATGCTTCAGGGACTTTAATATCCCTGGAGTAGATCGTGAAAAACTGGCCTATGAGAAGTGGCTCAAGGCGGAGGGGTCGTGTCGTGCGACTAATCAAATGTTCAGGTCTCGGTGGACGGGCAGTATTAAACCGCTGTCCCATCCCGTTGAGGAGGTTTATCACCTCGTTAAGCGGAAAATTACCGAGATTATGGGCACTGTTAAGCCTCGCGACATGGCTCTACTACGAGAGTCGTGTAGGCACGGACCCGGCGGCGACCTCTCTCTGGGCAGGCGTCATGCAAGCCCTTATGAGAAGTATCGCAGCCGTGGAGCGATAACTGAACCGTGTCAACGTCTGTACGACGTGGTCTTTGGACAAGACCCCGACTATAGGCAAGACCTAGCACACGAAGCGCTGATCGTGCTAGCAAGCCGGTTATCCTTTGTACCCAAAACTGCGCTGATCGATAGAGCTATCTGCATCGAGCCGAGGTGGAACGTCTACCTTCAACTCGGTATAGGTGGCCTTATCGAGAGACGACTCAGGAGATATGGTATGGTCCTGATAAAGGATCAGTCCAGAAATTCTGAGTTCGCACGCAGGGCATGGGCCGACGGTTTGGCTACCATCGACCTATCCTCCGCCAGCGATACGGTTAGCACCAACCTGGTGCTCGACCTGCTCGCTGACGGTGACCCATTCTGGTTGGACCTGATCATGGCGAGCCGTTGTGCCTACGTGGAATACCGTGGCAAGACGATTCGTCTGGAAAAGGTCTCATCTATGGGTAACGGGTACACCTTCCCCTTGGAGAGTGCCATCTTCTACGCCTTTGCCTGGGCGGCGGCCCGCGTAAGCGGGTCGTCGACCGAAGACATCACGGTGTACGGAGATGACATTATCGTGCCTAGGTCTTGCTCGTCGCTCTTGATCGAGTCGCTCGGGGCGTTCGGTTTCTCGGTTAACACCGCGAAATCGTTCACCTCGGGCGACTTCTTCGAGAGCTGTGGGCAAGATTTCTTCAGAGGCAGGGAAGTCCGTCCGGTCTTCGTCAAGAAGGCCGTCTCTGACCTCGGGGACGCCATTGTCTTCCACAACAAGCTGGTTCAGTGGGCCTCCAGGGGTTTACCCCCTGGGAGCTACCACGATGACCGGCTTGCTCTGGCTGACTTGGTTGTCTCCGAGATCCCTCGGGCTGCTCGACGCTACGGGCCAGTTACGGTTGGAGGGGTCCTTCACGGACCTTCCACACTGTGGTTGACGCGTTTGCCAAAAGAGCGGTCCTGGGAGGGAGTCGAAGTTAAGAGCTATTCCGCGAAGCCGGTCATGAAGAACCGGTATTCATATCGCGGACACCTCTATTCGAAACTCTCGCAGGATCTGGACTGTCGCCTGGGTGTCCTTTACAGGGACCCTGGTGATAAGCCCAGAGACGCTTGGATCTTAGTACCCCACGAGCCACCCTTCAC